GTCAGTGGAGTTTGATTTTAATGACCTCATTGATATCTTGGATGGCGAAGAGTTTGATGAAAGACCAGTAGATCTTAAAACTTTCGTAACAGATAAAAATTACTTAGGCTTACCAGGTTTATCTGATCATCAGTATACTCTTATAGAAAAGTCATCTCAGATATATAAAGAATCAACTCTAATTAAGCTATTTGGTGAATTAGAAGGATCTATAAGATATAAACAGACAGCCAATGAAGTTGTTGCTCAATTAGGTAAAGGTAGTGGAAAAGATTACTGCTCTACCATATCTGTAGCCTATATAGTATATTTACTATTATGCCTTAAGGACCCAGCATCTTATTATGGTAAGCCTCCTGGAGACTCAATAGATATTATCAACATTGCTATTAACGCTCAGCAAGCAAACAATGTTTTCTTTAAGGGCTTTAAAAATAGAGTCACACACTCACCTTGGTTTGCTGGCAAGTACTTTGAAAAAGCTTCAGAGATTAAATTTGATAAGAACGTAACGGTTTACTCTGGTCACTCAGAAAGAGAAGCATTTGAGGGGTACAACGTTCTTGTTGCGGTGCTCGATGAAATCTCTGGCTTTGCTTTAGACAGCACAAGCGGTCACGATCAAGCAAAAACAGCAAGCGGCATCTATGATATGTACAGGGCTTCTGTAGATTCTCGTTTCCCAGATTACGGCAAAGTAATCCTTCTGTCTTTCCCAAGATTTAAGAATGACTATATCCAGCAAAGATATGAAGATATTATATCTGAAAAAGAAATTATATCTAGGTCACATAAGTTTAAGTTGGATCCAGANCTNCCAGACCATACTGTTGGAAATGAATTTGAAATTTTCTGGGATGAAGACCAGATTATTTCCTACAAGTATCCTAGAGTTTATGCTATTCGCAGGCCAACCTGGGAAGTTAACCCAACAAGAAGCATTGAGGATTTTAAAATTGCATTTTACAGAGACGTTACAGATGCACTAGGAAGATTTGCCTGCATGCCACCAGAAGCAATTGATGCCTTCTTTAAATCTCGTGAAAAAATTGAGATGGCATTTAATGATCTCTCAATAGCCGTAGATGGGTTTGGAAGATTTGAAGAGTGGTTCCAGCCAGAAGAAGATAAAGAATACTTTATCCATGTTGACTTAGCTCAAAAGCATGACCATTGTGCTGTATCTATGGCCCATATTGAGAAGTTTGTTAGCGTAAAAGTTACCGACACCTATTCTCAGCCAGCACCAATAGTTAAAGTAGATGCAGTAATGTATTGGACACCTACTTCAGATAAATCAGTAGACTTTGGTGAAGTAAGAGATTACATTTTGTCTTTAAGGTCAAGAGGATTTAACATTAGAATATGTACATTTGACCGATGGAACTCTCACGATATGATGCAGCAGCTAAAGCAGTATGGAATTAACACAGAAACTTTATCTGTAGCTAAAAAACATTACGATGATATGGCTATGGTTGTGTTAGAAGAAAGATTAAATGGACCACATATACAACTTCTTGTCGATGAGCTGTTAGAGCTAAGAATTATGCGTGATAAGGTTGACCACCCTAGAAAGGGTTCGAAGGACTTAGCTGACGCAGTTTGTGGATCTATTTATAATGCAATCAGCTTAACTAGAGCGGCATTTGGAGATATAGAAGTACACGATTATTCATCTGTTAAAAAACAATATAGAGAATCTTTAGTAGCAGATAGCCCTAATCTAATTAGAGCACCTTCTCCAATGCCAAGAGATCTTTCTGATGCACTAAGTGGAATGGAAATAGTATGAGTATATATCAAGAAAAAGCTAAAGAGTGTAAGTGTTGCAGTAAACACGTACCTCTTCCAACAAGGCTAAAAGAATATGGTGGGGTTCTAGTATGCCCAACAACATTTGACAACATCCATGAATATAAAAGAGTATGGTCTGATATAGGTCACAGGCCACCAGGAAGTATTAGAAAGCATTTTTCAGAGTATGTTCAGCAAATAGTTGAGCAATCTATTGACAAAACTGATAGTAAAATACTATAATTCAACTAGGCAACAGTAGCTTAGTTGGTTAAAGCCCCGAACTCATAATTCGGTAATCGTAGGTTCAAGTCCTACCTGTTGCACAAGGGGGAAATATGTTCGATGAGTTTGATGATGAAGAAGAAATAATTAATAAGATTCAGCACTATTTAGAGATAGGCGCAATAAGAATTGCTGGCTTTGCCTCAGACGGTGAAGCCATCTTTGAGCTGAATGAAGAAACAACACGGAAATTAGCTCCAGATTTATGGGAAGCCCACGAGCAATACATAGATGCAGAGCTGCTTGACTTAATGGATAATGATTTAATGCAGGTAGAATATGATGAAGATCTAAATGCTACATTTAATTTTACGCTAGAGGGATACGAAATTGCTAAAAGAAAAGGAATCGTTCCGTTAGATAATATTGAAGACTTTGATATTTAATATACCTCTGTAGCTCAGAGGAAGAGCAACAGACTTCTAATCTGTTGGCCGCTGGTTCGAATCCAGCCAGGGGTGCTTGAAATGTTCCTATAGCTCAGTTGGTAGAGCAGCAGACTTTTAATCTGCGGGTCGATGGTTCGAAACCATCTGGGGACACAATGGGGGTTAGCTCAGTCGGCAGAGCGGGAAGCTGTTAACTTCTAGGCCATAGGTTCGAGTCCTATACCCCCAGCGGATGAACATCCAACTTATATAAGGAGAATAAATGAAAACTGTAGGAGATAAAATAGGTAACTTTGCTGTTACTGGCGTTAAACCTGGGGCATTGTCGTATGATGATTCCTCATTTGAAGTAATTACACAAGATTCTTTTCCAGGCAAATGGAAAATTATTGCGTTTTATCCAAAGGACTTTACTTTTGTATGCCCAACAGAAATTGTTGCGTATGATGCATTAGTGAATGATTTTAATGATAGAGACACTGTTTTGTTAACTGGATCTGTAGATAATGAATTCTGTAAGGTCGCATGGCGAAATGCTCATGAAGATTTAAAGAAGACAAACTCATGGTCATTTGCAGACACATCACATGCACTAGCAAACGATCTTGGTGTGCACCATCCATCTGGCGTAACATATCGTGCAACATTTATTATTGATCCAGATAATGTTATCCAGCATGTCACATGCAATAACCTGGATGTTGGACGCAATGCAGACGAAGCTTTGCGTGTTTTGGATGCACTGCAAACTGGCGAGCTATGTGCTTGTAACAGACCACTCGGAGGAGAAACTCTATAATGACATGGGTAGAACAGCTTAAAGAATCAATTCCAGATTATGCAAAAGATATAAAGTTAAATCTAGATGCCGTTATTAATAGGTCTACTATTGATCCTGATGATGCAACATATATTGCAATCGCAGCAGCTTTTGCTACAGGGAACGCAAAACTACTTTCGTTTATTGTAGCAAGTGCAACAAATGAAGTTGAAAAAAATGCTGCTCTTTCCGCTGGCTCTATCATGGCTCAAAACAATGTGTGGTATCCCTTTATAGAGATGGCAGACGATGCTAATCTTAAAGGGCTGCCAGCACAATTAAGGATGAATGTAATTTCATCTCACGGCGGAACGACGAAGGCTAAGTTTGAAGCTTATTCTCTTNCCTCATCTATCATTGGTAAATGTCATTTTTGTGTTAAAGCACATTATGAAACATTAAAGCAAGAAGGATACAGCGTTGAACAATTGCGTGATATTGGAAGAATTTCAGCAACTATAAATGCTTTGTCAAAAATATTGTCTGCTTAAAAAGAAAACATTATGGAGAAAACTAGAAAACTATTAGATGGAACTTATTCGAAAGAATACGATAGCCCAATAACTGTTACAATATATACCAAGTGCCCTGGCAAATGGAAATTGATAGACATGGAAACGGGACAGGAGTATTTAGCAACTAAAGACATAGAAAATTCTAATGTAGATGTTCTAACTTGGATAAAAAATGGACTATCTCCATCAATTAACATTTATTACGGATCATGGATAAAGTTTAATAGAAGAAATGAATTAAAGGAGGCTGAATGAAAATA